TGTAGGTAACTGGCAAGGCGGAGACTTTGTTTATTCAGAGAGGGGGCGATACGACATCGCCGGGCAGGTAGTCCTAAGCCACCATAGCACTTTGGTAGGAACCAAGCGCACTGAGTGGGGGCCTGCCTTAATAAGTCTCTCTGACGGGCAATAAAAATAGATAAAGCCCAGTCTCTAGCCTTGTGTAATTCTTCTTTTGTCATTGGCCAAATCGTTAACATACTGTCTGGAAACATACCCCGGATGAAACTCTTGGCTAGATCTCCAAGACAATCGAATGTTCGTTCCTCATCCCCCTTCGCAGCGTTCGCCTTACAGAGGCTGAAGTTTGCGGAGGGGATGCGAATGAAGTTCGATTTGTCTAGGAAATAAAGCTCAGAATTCATCTGAAGAAACTCCGGCGAGAAGTAACACTTCCCCGGAGAGGGTTCAAGACCAGCACGATTTGTCCATTTTGTCCAACGTCTCTTCTCCCTAACAAAATACTTCATAACACAGTCGTCACCATTTATTCGCATGGGCAATCGATGTAGGCGTCTAGAGCGACGTCCACCGATAAACGCCAAGCGACAAACGGCAGCGTTAATGATACAAAGTATCGGAAAGGAGAGAGGAGACCCCATTAATTGTCCGTTCAACTGTCGAAACCGGTTAGTCGGGTCCTTCCTCAGGTCGGGTATGAGAGTGTGCTCAACTAGGCATCCAATGCCTAGGAGGCGAATCCACTCCGGGATCTCCGCAACATCGCAGATCTCCTCCCAGCATCCCCGTGAAAGGAATGCTCGAAGGTTATCCGTGGCTGCCGCGTAGTCCCCGGAGAGGAATCCGTCACCACACTCCCCTACCATGCCCTGAAGAACTGACTCGTCTATCGGTTTCCCGATTAATTCGAACACGGGGTTGGACTTCACCACCTTCCAGAGCCAGGCCTGCACTTCTCGCAGAACCCAATAGCTATGCTCTGGCCCACACGTAACGGTGCGAACTTTCAGCGGCTCAAGAATCTGGACCGGCCTAGCGGGAAACCCATTTCGGGAATCCGCAGCTAGACCAGCCTGGGTCTTTGAGGCGAACGCGCGCGCATCGTTAAGGTTGGGTAGGCAAAACTCGTACTCCCTTCCATCTTCCAGGGGAATGGCATGAACCGACCTGTTCGGCATCATGTCTCCGCTGATGTGACCATTCAATGTTTTCCATTGGCCCTCAAGGCCATAGAATTCATTGCATATCACACCGGCGGCGCCTCCCTCCACGCGGCTACCCGCGGGGGAGAAGTGTCCACTGAAGGATGGAAAGAGCGCGAGCCCCTCCTTAGGGGTGAATTTATTTTTTGTTGTAAAGAGTTCTCTAACCGTACGACGAGTCTCGGCAAGTAGCCGGGCGTCGTGTTTTACGGATCGTCGAGACTCCTCAGTTACCTCAATTCCATCACCATCACTTTTGATAACCAAAACCGCGTGGACGGCCTTGGCACCATTTTCTAGGGCCTTCCTATGCTTAACCCTCGCCGCATCCTGTAGCGCCTCACTTACAACAGGGGAACCCTTTTTTAACATCAACAACGTTTGCCCAATCGAGAGAGCAAATATTCGTTGACGTCGGGTTCCACTGGAGTAACGGACTCTAGCACGGAAAATCAGCTTAGATAAGCCGCGTCCGAGCGCACCACCAAAGAGAAGCTTGGAGATTTTCCAAGGTTTCTCTAAAGGGGCACCCATTGGGCACGGGGCGAGTTCATCACCCACCACCATAGAAAGACAAGCACCATAGAACCACTTCAACGTAGTCTCAACGGAAGTGGTTTGGTGCACCTTCTCGAGATGAGCGGCAGTGGAGTTGACGAGATCATCGAAACTCCTTCTTCTGCCAGTCCTCGGGAAGTCAAAGACATCACGCATACACTGGATCACGTGTAGTGCGTGGCCGTGAAAGTCGACCTTCGACTTATCACGGGGAGGGTTCAAACCTCCAGTCGGGAGTCTCTCCTTTTTAGGAGAAGTACCCGACTTCACATGTGGCTTCGCCAGCGTAGACTTTGTCCGCTGGGGGAGTCTTACTCCCAATGCC